ATGCGTGTCGAAATCAGTATTGCCAAAGAAAAATACGGAAAGTTACCGAAAACCGCGCCTTCCGCACTTCAGGAAGAAATGACAAAGCGCCTGGGTAAACAATACCAGGATATTGAAGTCATCGTAAAACCAGCTGGAAGCGACGGTCTATCGGTCTTCCGTGCAGTGGATAAAGATGAAACCAAGAAGAACGTGGAAAAAATGCTGCAAGAGGTCTGGGAGTCGGCTGATGACTGGTTCTTCTGACATAGAATAGCCACACTATAACTCCAATAACCCCAAAAAACTTGACCCCGCCCCTCAATTGGGTTACTATAACCCCATCAAAACAATACAGAGAGCCGGAGGATGGATAGCAGGAATGCGATAGCAATGATTGAAGCTGACGGGTGGTATCTGGTGAGAGTAAAAGGTAGTCATCACCAGTTTAAGCACCCAACCAAGAAAGGGCTGGTAACGGTGAAACATCCACAGAAAGATATACCGCTACCAACACTCAAAAGCATCAAGAAACAGGCGGGGCTCTAAGCCCCTGCCTCCTGGAGGTTCAAATGTTATATCCCGTTGCTATTGATAAAGGCGATTCATCCTTCGGCGTTCGCGTACCTGATATTCCAGGCTGCTTCTCTGGCGGCGACAACTATCAGGATGCGATAGAGAGCGTGCGTGAGGCTATCGACGCACATATCGAATTACTGGTGGAAGATGGTGAAGCGGTGCCGGAAGCTACCAGCGTGGAAAACTGGCTCGCAGATCCCGATTATACAGGCGTAGTATGGGCACTGGTGGATGTAGACGTTACCCGGTTAATGGGGAAAGCAGAAAAAATCAACGTAACGCTTCCCTCTTTGCTGATCCGTCGTATCGATCAATTTGTTGCCGCTCATCCCGAATATGGTAGCCGCTCAGGCTTCCTGTCACGTGTGGCTGCTGATAAAGTGATCGGACGGGAAAAACGTTAAGCCTCGTTAGAGGCTTTAGGTGAAATGATGCGCAAAAAAGAATTAGCTTTTCTTAAAGAGTGTTTAAGAGTAGAAGTTATCGGAAATAAGGATAAGAAATTCTCATGGGCTCGCACCATCAGACATGCCTGGCGTCAACCTAAACGTAGATTTCTTTTCTGGTGGCGCATTGCATCTTATCTATATGGTTCAAATAACAAACAACTAAAAAAAATAGGGAAAAGAATAAATAGAAAATTATTTTTTAAATATAACACAGACATTGAACTAGGTGTTTCAATTGCCCCCGGATTATATATTGGACATTATAGCGGGATTGTTATCACAAGATATGCGACGATAGGCAAAAACTTCAACATAAGACAAAACACCACTATTGGATTAAAAAACAATAACACTAATAAAATCACAATTGGTGATAATGTTAATGTTGGAGCAAACTCCTGCATTATATCAGAAAACATTGTAATTGGTGACAACGTAAAAATAGGAGCTTTTACATTCGTTAATAAAACGATACCCTCAAACTCTATTTATTACACAAAAAAAGAAAACATCTGTAAAGAATGGGAGGTTTAACCTCCCTTCCTTTTATTACTCTACTAGCTCTGGCCATTGAATGTTGGGCACATCAGTTGGTTGCACGCGACTGAGCAATATTCGATATTTTTTCCACTCTTTCAGGCGTATCTTCTCATCATCTGTAGCCATATCTAAATCAACAGCGTCCTGTAAGGTGGCAATGATTTCACCAGCCTGTTGGAGCTGTTCTTTCTTCTGCGATTCAGCTTCTCTGATAAATGCCTCACGCTCTGCATCGACATCATCTATCCATGCTTCTCCATTCCACTTCTGATAGTTCCTGTCTGGTGAAATAGTTGTCACATTTGGCGGTAATGCACCAAGGGACGAAATATAAATTGGCATACCTGTTTCAGTTTCATACACAGTAATCCCACGATGATCTTCAACCAAAAGCCATGTATTTTCATCAATATCAAAAATGGCCGCATATCCAGCAGGAATTTCTGGTGGCGCAATATTGGTACAATTTGCAGGTAATCCTGTATATGGTGGTATATATGTATCACTCTCACCAATAAATTCATTAGTACCATCTAGTAAGTTAAACACATTAATTGTTTGTGCTTCTGCAATCATTTTAAAAGTCATTATGCAAGCCTCACGATGTAATTATATGCAATGTTTTTTACAGTATTTTCTGCATTACCAGAAGCATTTACCGTAATGGTATGCCCATGCGAACCGATTGCGATTGTATGAGAATGAGCACCAATACCGACAGTATGGTTGTGTGCACCAATGCCTACGGTATGGGCATGGTTACCTGCTGAACTGGTCTGAACAGTATTTCGAAGACCATCAGAATCCCAATCACCTCTGGTACCTGATGGCTGTGCACCTGTCGTATAACCGTGGGTATGTTCGCCAGTTGTGTTGGTAGTTTTAGTACCGTAATCAAATGTACTGGTCGTTTTAGTCCCATAATCAAACGAACTGGTTGTTTTCGTGCCTAAATCCGTATTTGAGGCGCTGGCACTATGGGTATGCGACTTGATGCCATCCTGCTCCTGAGACAGAACTACTCGCCCACTGGCAGGTTTCCCCTTTATTGTCCATCCACGCATATCAGGGATAACACCTCCAGGATACGCAATTGCCAGTTTGGGGTATTTCGCTTTATCAAACGTCTGGCCCTGCATCAGCGCATACCCGTCCGGTACCGTATCCGACGGCCAGGGAATGGGAGAGCCAACCGGGACACCAGAAGCATCATCTGTGGCCTTTTTAATAAGGCCCTGAATGGCAGTGATAACCTGTGCATCATTCGTCGGATCCGGCTCAATACCCGCCCCCGACAGAACAGCGATTAATTCGCGCTGCACGGTGGTAAACCACCCACCCATCAGTTCAGTGGGCTGGACATTCCCGGCCACATTACCATCAGTAAACTCACCGTTACCGTCTGCGGTATCAGTGAGATCTCCAATTTTTTGCATGCGTTATCCTCACAGTTACGTGATTATGAAAAATAATTCAGGGGGTCAGAGAATCAGGAGGCAGCGGGGATATAGTTAATTCGCAGAATCAGGCCAGGATCGACCAGGCGCTGCAGCATACATTCCAGCGTTTTGTTACCCCATGACCTGAGTGGGTCACCACATCGTGCCTGCCCGCACTTTGCCCGAAATATGGTGGTTTCAGGGACGTTGACCTGCAGCACAAACGGCCAGTCGTCACCATTCAGGGCATCGCCGCACGCAGAAAGCCCGCAGCGCGCCCGGCGATATTCAGTCACAGTAATGGTATAACCCGCCGCGGCCAGCGTCTGGATCAGCCCGTCAATACTCAGATTGCCACTGCTGGTTAGCCTGGCCACTACCGCCTCACGGCGCCGGGAAATGGTGATCATCTCGGAGATAGAGCAGTTATCCGGTAGCCCCAGCGTTTCTTCCCATTCCGTCAGCAGGGTGCCCGCCGTCGCGGGAAAGGCGTTTCGCAGCAGGGAAACCGCCGCCGTATCGTTGGCCGCGAACGATCTGGCTATTGCCCTGAGTACGCGTCCCATCACCGTCTGGCGGTCATGTTGCCAGGCCTTTCCGGGTGGCAGTAGTTTTCCCAGCGCTGCGGCATAGTCATCTGTGCTGTACCGGCTCATGTCGTGGTACCCGAAAATGTGATATCACCGCGGACGGGGAGTTCACCCGCGCCCAGCTGGATAAAGGTTCCGGAGGGGCTGTTAATCACAAAGCCCCGGGTTCCATCGATCGCACCGATGGCCAGCGTTAAATCGGACATAAAAATTTTTCCGCCAGGCTCGCCATTGTCAAAGAAGACCTCATCAATAGCGCTTTCAATCGCTGCAACCGTGGCCGCGTCAGCATCCGGAATGCCGCCAATATCAAAATTAATCACCTTTTTAATCGGAGAACAGACCCAGATAACAGTAGTGGCCGGGCGGCGTGGAAAAATGTAATCAGCGACCCGCAACTGGTCACCAGTAGCCTTGCCATACGGGTATTGTTCCTTTGTCGCTACCCCGTCAGTACCAACAGGAAACCCGTTGTTTGAACGATCGGCGCCATCACACATGATATAGACACCAACACTGTTAGCCCCCATCAGTCGCGGCGCCACCCAGGCACGGGTAATGCCTGCCACCTCCAGCGCCCAACGTCTGTAATCGTCCGCGTTCCCGCCCTGTGATTCGCTCTGATACGCCAGCAATCCTCGCTGTCGGAAAGCTTCCCCATCTTCAATATCGGCCCCGCCGGTGGCGGCCTCCAGCAGTATCAGCGCGCTTTCAACGCCCGCAATGTTGGTATCCAGCGTCAGACGGGTGCCGCTGTCAGCATTTCCTGCCGATCCGCCTCCGCTCACATCCTCCGTAATATCAGAGAGCACCGCTGTGACCGGCACCGTACCGGTACCATCAGTACCGATTTTCAGCCCGGCATCGGTGGTGTACTGGTATCCGTCAGAACGATTCAGGATGGAGCCCGCCGGAATAATCGCCCCGGGGGTACCGGTTGCCTGACAGGCTGGCGAACGGGCTGCGCTGGCCGCCTTGCGGAATACCTTCTTCAACGCCATCCACTGCGCCAGATACTCCCCCGTTGCGGTAAAGGGAATGGACTGCTTCGCGATGTAGTCCAGATAGGCATAATGCAGATGGGACATTCCGGCATCCATATCCGCCAGAACACGCAGGTTCGAAAATCGCAACAACGCACCGACGCTTTTCAGCTCGGTTTGCAGGAACTGCCGGTTTCGCTGACGCAGTTCACTCAGGGTGTCTCGTTTAAACGGCATTCTTTAACTGCTCCCATACCCAGTAAAATTTGATTTCCTGCTGGCCGTCACCGTCCGGCGAACTCAGGCGAACAATCAGGTTAAGGCGCGCCGGCCATATGATTTGCGCCTCCACCTGAATATCCCCCACCACACCATCAGATTTCAGCCAGGCCAGTGCCTCCAGCGCGTATTCCTCCGCCCTGACAGCAACACGGGTCGTTAATTTTTCGCGGCGCAGCAGCCACAGGCGGGAGCCCATCGCCTGAGCCTCTCCGGAATCTCCCCACCATCCCCGGCGGTCAGTGCCTTCATAGTCATCGTCGGCACGCGCCAGGCGGTCAGTGAACAGGCTGATAATCACCGCTGTCTGGAGGTCATTACCCGACGCCAGTGCGCCAGCGGTGATCCCCCAGTCAGCGTGCATGGCGTCAGCGTCCCAGAATGATGAAACGTCACTCATGTCACCTGCCCCGCGGTTTTCTCACTGGTAATACTGCTGCTGCCACCAGCGACGCCTTTCGTCACATGGTTGTGACCGTTATATGCGTCGCGTAACTCTTTCAGCGTGCGCGGGTTGCTCTCGCAGTTATCGACAACATCCCCGGTAACCAGCAGCTTCGGCGTGATCAGCTTTACCTGCTCTGTCGCTGTGACCGTCAGGTTTCTGGCGTTATTCACCGTCACATCCTGTCCGTTCGCCTCAACAGTGATCCCTTTCTCCGTCATCAGGATATAAAGCCCCCACTGGTTATAAAGGACCGTTTCTCCCGGGTTCAGCCCGGTATGTCGGTGCCCCTGATGGTTGGAGCCAATGATCACCGGGCTGGAGCGATCGCCCCCCAGGAAAGCCAGTACCACATCAGAGCCCGCAGGCAGCGCGGAAGAAAAGCCAAACTCCGTTATCCGGCGGGCCGTAGCCACCTCCAGCGGTGTCTGGTACTGCACGCTCTGAACTGTGCCGCCGTCGTTCTGACCCGTCACACGACCAATACCCAACATCCCGGCGACGCGGGTCGCCAGGTGTCTGAAAAGTTGATTCATGGATTAAGCCCCGGTATCTGTTGGTAGAAAGCGTAAGGCTGGACGGTAAACGCCTCCGGTGGCATCAGGGACAGCCTGGCGTGCGTTCCGCCTGAATCCCTGATAAACGTCACCTCGGACAGCAACATTTCCCGATCGGTGACTTTCAGCGCCGGAATATTGACCGGGATCAGCGTATTGGGCTCCCACAATTTCCCGGACTTATCCCGCCAGCTGTCAATCGTCACATCCAGTTGCCGGGAACGGCCGTAACGCCGGTTCATCTCCCAGTCGATACACTGCTGCGCCTGCTGTGACGCCATCAGCGTGCTCTCAACAATCACAATGCGTTTCCGGTAGCGCATTCTGGCCGCCTCCGGATCGCGTGCGGTCGCCAGGGTCACCGAATCGTAGGCAGTATCCGGCGCCAGCCCGCTAACCGGGGACAGGCTCATGGATACCCCGACATAATCAGAAAACCGCTCAGCCATTGAGGTTCGGAAATATGCCTGCTCGATGTTTTCCCCCTGGGCGACACCACTGGCCGCCTTCCGGGTTCCCACCCTGGTCAGCAGCAGATTGCCGTCAGGCTGGTCGTAATACAGCAGCGCAGACCAGCGGCTGACACGTTCGATGATCTCCTGCGGGGATTCACCCCAGTTGAGTGTGAACTGGGGAACAGCAACCAGATCACTGACATCTGACGATACGGATATGCCGTAATACGAGGCCAGACGTGAAGCGATATCCAGCGCGTTGCCACCGTTAATCACGTTATTCGGCCACTCGGCGGAGCAGTCCACCAGGTCCTGGCACTTTCCGCGCCCCGTTGCTCTGACTTCATGGCGACTCCGGCTTATCGACGGCTCCCAGTCATCGACATAGCCGGTGATCACCAGGTCGTTACCGATCCGGATTTCGCAGGACTCCCCCTCCCTGACCAGCTGTTCATCCTGGCTACCGGGGAAATAGTCCATCAGCCCTAGGTCAAAATCAGACGGGAAACGCTCGATTGCCCGGGTGACCCGCACGGAATCCCAGCCCTCTATTCTTCTGCCTCCCACGGTGAGGGAAACGAGATCGCGGGTTTCAGTCATTGCCGTAACACCTTCATTTTCACAGGCATAAATGCCGGGTGGGGAACATCCGCTTCCTGCACCAGTTCATCAGCGCGCCCGGCATCCTGATACAACCGGTTTGCCAGCGTCAGCGCCGGAAGTGGCCGCGCGGTGCTGATCTCCATCAGCTCGCTCAGGTTCGGAGAAATATCGCTCATCCTGTCGATAAATGAGGATCGAAGACTGAGCAGCGCCCTGTAGAGATCATCATCGCCGCGGTCGCCCACCACCACCAGCGCTACATCCAGCTGATCGGATACCCGCTGCGTCAGTCCTTCGGCTTCGTCACGGCTGGTCGGATTGGACTCCGCCGCCGCCGCAGTCATCGCCCCGGAGCACAGCACAATGATCAGGGTGTTGACAGAGGCCGCGATTTTTCGCGTGGCCTCTGACTGCTGGTATTCGGTACTGGTGGCACCGGCCAGAGACTCCAGCAGCGTAACGCGCTCATCAATACCGCCGACGCTGTTCAGTATCAGGTTCACCAGATCCGCCGTCAGCTGCATGATATCTTCGGGCGCCGTGGCGCTGTTGAGCCGTTCGACAGCATCTGAAATATTCTGGCGATCCATGACCGCCTGAGCCGTTACCTGTTCGACCAGCGCCTGATAATCATCAGTGTCATCGGCCTGGTGAGTACCCGTTGCCCCGGAAGAACTCCCACCTGCCGTCCCTTTGTTGTAGCGTCCATAGCGGGTATTCCCGAACGTGGAATTCAGGACGTTACTGACACTGGTCGCTTCGCTGATCGTGCTGTCTACCATCCGGGTCCAGAAGGCGACCGTTCCCCTGATGGTGTTGATCCCCTGAGTCACCCCCCGGAGTTCACTTTTGATCCGCGCCAGAACGCTGGAAACGGTGGTGGTAACCAGTTTCAGATAATTTGTCACGACGTTCACACCGGCGACCTTGCTGCCGGTAATGGCGAACACCTTCAGACCTGATTCAATGGCTGTCAGGGTAAATTCGAACACCCGCCCGGCCTCCGCCGTTCCGGCAATTCTCAGGCCACCATCCGGAATGGCAACCGTCATTTCCCCCAGCGTCGGGTGTACCAGTGTCCCCGGCCCCTTTTCCTCACAGGCATTAATCAGCGCCTGGCGCTGGGTAACGGCATCACCGCCACCGTAAACCTGGCTGTCCTCGACCAGAAAGCCCCTGATGGTTATCCGGCGAACACCCCGCCCCAGATCTTCAATCCAGGCGGTATCCCGGTACGGGTATTCATGGACAGCCTGGCGACGTCCATGGACCCCTTCTTCAATCACGACGGCAAAAGGAACGCCCCGGAAGCTGGACGGCCGTAGCTTATCCTGCCAGCGCTCACCGCCTGTGCCGCCCATCAGAGCGGATATTGCATTCTGGATAATTGCCATCATTACCCCATAAGTAAAAACCCGCCGGCTGGCGGGTCAGTAGAACATAGGCATGGAGATCCGGCCGCCATTACGGGTTTCAATGGTCTGCTTCTCGCCATTACTGCCGGTCATGGTAATTTCCAGCCTGAGTTTCTGATCCTCAAACGCCGCTTTCATCGCGCTGGTCAGATTTTCCCGTTCAGATGCGCTGGTACCACTACGCGGCTGGATAATGGAGGGCGTCGCCCTGCTGGTGTTACCGGCGGCAACAGGTGCAGGTGACGCTGGCGACTGGCTGGCTATCACCCCGGGAGCATCCACCGCCGGTTTTTCTGCCTCCCTCACCACCGGCGGTAGCACCGGTGCCGGAACCCGGGCAGGATTCTGGTTAGCCCCTTGCGCGATATTCCGGTAATGCGCCAGTACGGCGCCAGGATACGCCGCGTTTTCCCGCCCCCACCGGCTCCGATCATAACCGCCGTTGTAATACCGCAGCGCCAGCGCCACATTTCCCCGGGAGCGTTGCATGTTCTCCGCGAAAATCTGCGCCCCGGCCATGATGTTTTGCCGGGGATCGGTCCAGTCAGTGACGCCGGTATTGCGGAAGTTTGACGGCATGACCTGCATCAGCCCCCGGGCGCCCGCCCGACTGATAGCACGCGGATTACCGCCGGACTCCTGGGACATTATCGCCTTAAGGAGTGTCGGATCGACGTTATATTTATCACCGGCTTCATGGAGAAGGTCGTCATATCGCCCCGCCCGTTCATAGGTTGTTGAGCGGCGGGATACAGGACGCCTCTCTGCTGGCCTGCGTGGCGCAATACCCGTCAGATCCTCCTGCAGCTGTGCCGCCGCGTCAGTTGCACCATAGCGGGCATCGTAGCGCCTGCGCACGGCGTCAGTATAAAATCCGGCATCCACCGCCCCGCGCTCCATCCGGGACAGGCTGCCGTACAGGTCTTTATCTCCCTGAATACGTCGCAACTTTTTGGCATTATCGCTGCTGACAAAACCGAGCGCATGAGAGAGGCCAGTAAAATCGCCGTGAGAGAACAGATCCGTTATGCCCTCCAGTCCATCTTTTACCGAACCGTCGATTTTATTCAGGCTGCCCAGTAACATACCGGCGGACATTTTCTTTTTCAGACCGTCCCATGATGCGCTGACTTCATTCAGGGTGCCGTTCATATCCTTCAGCTGGTCATTCAGAGCCGGATCCATCGTCAGACCAAACTGATCGGACTTCGCCAGCAACTCTTTCAGGCGGGCACCTTCGCGCAGCAGCTGCAGACCGTTAGCATCCAGCCCCAGCGCATCAGCGGCGGTCTTCTGGTTCTCCGGTGACAGAGAGGGAAATACCCGGGCGATAGATTCCAGGGTTTTCAACACATCCGCCGTACCGTCCTTGTTCCTGACAATCTGTGCGCCAATCTGGGACATCGCCCCCAGGACCGCGCTGTTTTTTCCCCAGAGCGCATCATTGAAGGTTTTAAACATCCCTTCTACAGACGCGTTCGCGCTCTGACTGTCGCTACCGAGGATGCGCATAGCGCCTGAAAGGCGGGTAAACTCGTCCACCCGCATTCCGGCGTTTTTGGCTGACACATCGAGGTTATAAGCCTCCCGCGACGCCTCCGCGAAACTCTCTGCGACCCGCTTCATGCCATACCCGACCGCACCGGCCAGGCCAACTGAAGCCAGCTTTCCGGACAGCTCCCCCACCATTTTCAGGGGAGGAACCATATCACCGACAAACTGGACGTTATCGCGGGCCGCCCGGGCCATGCTGTCCAGTCGTCCGGAAATATTATCCAGCCCGTCAGTAGTATCCTGGCCACCCAGCGCAAGCTCATCCTGGGTGTTCTGCAGTAGCGGGAGAAGCTTACGCACGGCCCCATCTATCCGGGAGACAGCATCACTGACCTGATCATCTGCCACCAGTTCAAAATCAAATGCATTACTCATCGTCGCCCCTCGCCCTGATCCCGTTGATGCGGTCAGCCTGCGCCACCCACCATTTCAGGCGCTGCCAGGTCATGTTCCATGCTGTATCAGACGGCCACCTGAAATAAAAGGTGACGTCAGCCGCCGTCACCTGCCATTGTGTCAGGGCTTCCAGGTCAAAAAACCGAGTAAATATTCCTCGCATTTGCGGAAGTCCAGAAAGTCCATCGGTGCCAGAACACTCTCACGAACACCGGACACCAGCGCAATCAGTAGCCGCATGGCCGCCAGCGAGGTCGATGCCGTCTGCTTTTCATAGAATTGTTCAGCCTGGCTTAACGTCGGTGCCTTCAGCTCCAGAGAGTCATAGCGCGTTTTCTGCGCCTGGTCTTCCAGGGGGACCGTCAGCGTCACCACTTTGATTCTGTCCAGCTCTGCCATTATCAGTTCTCCGTTACGTCGCGTCCTTCCCAGCGCACATCAAAAACAGCGTCCTCGCTTTCCACTTCCTGGACATTCACCGTCCAGAGGCTACGACCTATGATGGTTTTGCCGTTAGCCAGCTCCGCGATGACGTTCACATTAGTCTGGTCGTTAAAGCCCGCCACGACCGTACCGCCGCTGTCGCGCAGACGCGCGGAGATATAGGACGCCACCGGCTTTTCCTTGTAGCCGTGGACGCCATCCATCCCCACAAGAGAGGTGCGGTTAACCTTCGCAGCCTGGTATTTAAACGAGCCTTCCACCATCACCGTCACCCCGTTCACGGTGACGTAGGCGGTACCCGCCAGGCGGTTTGTGGTATCTCCTGTCATTGTTTAAGCTCCTGTAGTTGACTGCGCCTGGAGGCGGAACTGTGTCAGCAGTGCAAAGATGCGCAGCTGGTTCATCAGCGTTCCGGGCCAGAGGACATCGACCCGGTTGGGGTTCAATGCGTTCTGCTCGACGATCAGGTTTTTCGCGAATGATGCCGAATCCTGCACATAGCCGTTATATTCCAGGGTCTGGTATTCCGCGATCTGGTCTGCCCTGATGACGTTCGGGGTCACGATGGCGGCTCCCGGCGCAAACCGGGTCCCGTCCGCCGCCAGTTTCATCCGGCCAAATTTGCTGGTTACCTGCGTGCGCAGATAGCGAACCACAAACATCAGGTTAAACAGCGTTTCCACCTGCAGATAGCTGTCATCCGCATCGCCGTAAGCGTTGGTCTGGTAGGTGGTGATCACGTTCTCCACGCTAACGGTGCCATCATCCGCTACGGTAAAGGTGGAAATACCGCTGTGCAGCAGGTTGTTGCGTTCGGTCAGCGTAAACCGATCCTCCAGCGCTGGCGCCAGCACACCATACACCGGCAGGGTCTGAGTGGGACGACCGGGGTCGTTACGCAGCGACGGCGCTATGGCCCCGGTCAGTGCCGCCGCCCAGACATAAGACGGAGACGGTGACCGGTTCACGCCCATCAGCGTCTCATGCTGGTTATTGCGGGTTTCTCCCTTTGTCCCCAGCTCCGCGTAGGTGCCACTGGTCACACCAAATGCATGACCATAGAGCTGCTGCTCCCAGGACCAGCGCCCGGTGGCATCCGACAGAAACGCCTTTATGGCGTCCAGCGATGCCGTGTCATCCCAGGGGTTTACGATGAAATCAAAGGTCTTGTCCTGCAGGTTTGCCAGCCCACCAACCATATCAGGTGCACCGGCGCCGCCGGTCATGGGCGAAATGGTGATATCCAGGCCGACAGGTGTTGCCTCTCCACCCTGTGAGCCCAGATAGTTCAGGCGCAGATCCACCGAGTTACCGCAACTTCCGGGGTTACGGGCCGTCAGCTCTACGGCACCGGCATTCGCAGACGCCGCTACCGGAATCCCCGCCTTTTTATTAATCGCCGCGGCCAGCGCGGTGGCAATCTGACTACTGGTATCATCGGAGGTTACGGATACCTGTACCCGGGTACCGCCAATATAAAGCGAGATCACACCAGCCCCTGACGCCGTTCCGCTGATGGCAATGCTACCCGTCGCGCTGACCATGCTGGAGTCAGCGGCCAGCGGCAGGATCCAGATCTCCGCAGCGGTATCGTTCTGCTGGTAAGCCGTCATCATCGCATGCAGCATCGAGCCCCTGCCGGTCAGCTCCCCGACCACATTCACGGACGAAACGCGAACAGGAATATCCGGCGCCGTGGTGCCGGTATCCAGCATCTGGCCAATCAGCAGCGTGCGCTGGGTTGCCGTGGCGCTGTTCGCCATAGAGTTATCAAACTCCACAAAAAACAGCGGGGTTCGAAGATTAGACGGAATTCGGGAAAACGGGACGGTCATTTACTGGCCCCCTTATTTTTGGTTTCAACCAGTGCCACATCGCCATCGCGCAAACGGCGGCGCCAGAAAGTATTATCCGGCACCTCGGCGCCGGATTTGGGCAAAGCTTCGCCCCGGACCGGGCAGCGAACGCTGAGCCCGTCCTTCGGTTTTACGAACATAATTACTCCTGCAGATCGATACTGACGCCGGGGCGCGGAGTGCCGTCCGGCATTTCAATAGTGATGTCCACGCCCTCCAGGGGGTGGGTTTCGATAGGATAGAAGTCCTCCGGCCCCTGGTAGTGCTCGATGTCGATTTCCACCAGCAACTGCCCCAGATGTGCCTCACCGTCGGCATCTACGTTGATTGTCGATCGCACTTCGGCATACTGCTGAATCCGGCGGGTCAGCTCATAGCTGTTGATAACAGCCCGCTCGACCTGATCGCGCAGCGTCTCCAGCGCGATTTCGGCCCGCATGGCGCCATCATCCTCTGATTCGCCGTCATATTCCTGCACCCGCCCCGTGATCCGGATGGTGGTCACGGTGGTGAATGCCGGCGCATTACGGCCCTGAGAACGCTTGTGGTCAAAGGGGGTCTGAACCAGTATTGCCGGATAGATATCGGCCCGGGTGGGCCAGTCCCGGGGAGAATAGACGCGCTCCCCGGCGTCCGTCTTCCCGGCCAGGCTGGCAACAACCAGCTGCCTGATAGTGGATGCATTCATGATCGGGACCTGACGACGTTGAGCACCAGCTTTGTGCCGCCGTGGCTGTCGGGCTGTTTATCCATAACAACAAACAGCTGATTAACCGGAACACCGCCGACAGTGCGAATAAAAACACGATCTCCCTGCTCCGGAGGTCGGGTAAAATCCGAATCCCTGACGCCCAGCACCGGACTGGTGGTGTTGATCTCAGCATCGCCATCGAGGTTCTCAGCCAGCTGCACATAGCCCCGATCAAAGATGCCATTCACGTCAAACGGCGTACCGCCGCGCGGGCGGTACTCATGCCGGTCACCAAAAACCTGATGCAACGGTGCCAGCAGATGGGTATCCCAGTTAACCCCCATAATCAGCCCTCCGTAATACTGACGCCGGACGCCTTCGCCAGCGCCTTTTTACGGACCGCCTGCAGGTCCGCAATGACACCCGCCTGAATCAGACGTTCAGCATCCGCACCGGTGACGGGAATACGCCTATTTTCACCGTATTCCCGCCCGTTATGACGGACACAGTTCCCCTTCAGCACCACATAGTCAGGATCCGATGTTTCGTCCTGCGACTCTTCGGCGTCCAGAATTTCTTCATCTTCCGGCCCGTCATACCCTGTTTCTTCTGCCTGAAGCAGGGCTTCATTTTCCGGTTTCTTTTTACCCATATCACACCACCGTTGCGCAAAGTGAAGCGTTGACCCGGCTCGGAATCACCAGCGGCGCGGACTGCATCAGCAGAAGGCGCTGAGCGGGATCTTCTTTGACCCAGGTTTTCGGCGCGTACGCTAATGGCCCGTAGTTGAAGGCAGGATCCATGATGACGCCAAATGCCCGGGTTCCCATCAAATCGGCACAACTCATCAGAACAGCGCCGTCCGGGATGAGGGGTTTTTCCTTGTTATCTTCCGGGTCAATAAACCAGTCGTTATAAAGCCACAGGTCAAAGTTGCCCCAGCGCCCTTTATAGACGGCCCCCTTCATGATCTGCGCCCCGGCATTGACCTGGTTACCAAACGGACTCAGTGCCGGGAAGGTGATCGCGTTGTCCTTGATGGTGGTATCCAGACGGAACGCACGCCAGGATTTGTTGGTGAAAATCAGATCGGTTGCCACCGCGCCGGACTTCTGCAGGACACGGGTCTGCCAGTCCTCGATATCATCTGACGGTCGCGTGTTCGTGGCACCGGCTGCCACAGTGAGCGGCCAGACGTCCGAGCCACTCAGGGTGACGGTCAGAGAGGGATCGCGCCCGAAATTCACCACACGGGTTTCGTATCCGTCGCCGGAGACTGTGACGGTGCCGGTAGTCAGTGCGCTGGCGGCCATCCACTCCAGACGGCGGTTAATCATGTCAATCTGATCGGCCATCTCGAACTGCAGGTTCAGCATTTCGCGCTCAGCCGCGGTATATTCTCCGCCAATGCGTTCACCAATCTGACGACGGATAGGTTTACGCAGATCCGGCGCGCGCTTATCTTTGATATACGCAGGTTTAAAGGTATTGGTCTGGTAGGTTCGGGACTCCACCAGCTTGCCTTCCACCAGCGGAGACACAAACGGCGACATACGGCGAAGACCCACGTCCACGTCAATCGCCACCTCTTCCTGGTCAGATGTCACCACATTTGGAAAGAAGCGGTCCAGCAGCCAGTTCTGGCTGGTTTTCAGGTTCGGCACCACCTGCACCAGCACACTGGTATCAAAAATATTCTTCATATCAGGTCTCTTTGCTATGCCGGCTCACTGGCCGGCCAAATTCAGAACAGAAGCACCCCTGCCGGTTAAGGCATACGTTCAGTGCTTCGGGGATCAGGAAGAGGAAAGCGGCGTTTGTACACTGTCGCGCAGAAAGATGGCTACCGGGCGTAGCGCGGTTTTCATCTCCGCCATGGTCCAGCTTTTATCGATAGTGACACGATTCTGGTTAAATTCACCCATCAGATAAACACCGGCCTGCTGCTCTGCGTCGGTGGCATCAACATCATCCACCAGAATGGCCAGCGGCGTCTGGCTACCGTCAGCAGCCGTTTTAACGCAGGCGGTATAGTTACCGGAGTCGGTGATCATACCCAGTACGGTACCGCGTGTTAGCACGTTACCGGCATCAATCATCACCGTATCGGTGACCAGCTGCAGAGTACCGGCAATCAGCTGATCGGGGACAAACAGAGAACTCTGCATTCCCGGAGAAAACGGGTTTGGCCCAAACTGATCCATTATTTTTCACCTCGCGCATTGTTATAGAGCTGCGTCATTTTGCTGACGAGCTCCGATTTACCATTTGACGCCTTCCCCCCATCCGCGCCCAGACGGACCTGCTGCCCGGACATCATGCGCTCATCCAGAGAGCGACGCCCGCCAGCAGCCCCGGCACCACGCTGTGCTGCTGCGGACGATTTCATGACGCTGATAGCGGCGGCCGAACTCATCCCGGTATTGAATGCCAGCGATGCAGCCAGCGCCGGATTAGCAGCAGCATGGTGGCTGCCAAAGATACGGGCGCAGCGGCGGCGTTCAGCCGTTCGGGCCTTACGTGTCGCTTTTCCTTCCTTTTCATCATCGCCGTCATCCTCTTCCGCATCCGGCTCCTGCTCATCATCACCTTCCGCATCCGGATCGGTCTCATCGTCTTCGGCGTCGTCCTCACGGTCGTCATCTTCGGCGTCACCATCACGATCATCGTCTTCCGCATCGTCCTCGCGCTCGTCTTCTTCAGCGCGGCGGCTGCGGGCCTTCTTCGCTTTTTTATCCTCTTCATCCTCAGATGCAGAGGCGCCTAAACCCAACAGATGGGCGAAACTGAATGATGCTTTTGCCATATCAGGCTCCTGTCAGTGAAAGTAGTTTTCTAAAAGCGGCATCCGGGGTAATCACCTCATCAGCCAGACCCAGTTCAACGCCATCACCGGCCATAAAACACGCCGCCTGGGTGTTTTTAATGACTTTTGCGCTGATACCACGGTTACGTGCAACGGTGTTAACAAACAGTTCCCCCATTGCGTTAATGTCCTGCTGAATGGCCGTAAACGCCTCATCGGACAATTCTTTATAGGGCGACCCCTCCGCCTTACGGCTGCCAAAGGTAATGATTGTGACCTTCAGGCCGTCATCCATGATGCGCTGGCTCCAGTCCAGATGCATGGTCACCACGCCCACAGAGCCGACGCCACCGGTGCGCGGTACGCAGATGCGATCGGCGGCGCTGGCGATAGCATAGGCCGCTGAATAGGCGCTCTCTGACAAAATGGCGTGAATCGGCTTATCGCCGCGGGCGCTATAGATTTCATCCACCAGGTCAAAACAACCGGCTACCTCCCCACCCGGGGAGTCGATGTCAAGACAAATCCCGGTAATCTCAGGGTCTGCCATCGCGGTCAGAAAGGTCTGCCGTATTCCGTCATAACCGGTCATTCCACTGTATGGACGCAGGCAGCCCAGCTTCTGGACCAGCGTCCCCTGAATGGGAATAACCGCAATCCCGGCCACATTGTCATAGCCCGGATCCCGCTGCGTTGAGCGCCGTCGGTTATCGTCATAGCCATACGACTCATCAGACATCGCCATGGATGCCTCCACCCTGCTGATGCCAAATCGATCCATGACGGCCGCCATAATGACCTCAGCTTTATGCGGGTGAATCGCCAGCGGCGTATTAAAAAGCCGCTGTGCCAGATGGGGTAAATTCACTATTTTTCCTCCGGATCGGTAATCGTCTCACTGGCAAACGTATCTGCCTGCGCCCAGCTCGGCAGCGGAATGCCGCGTTCCCGACAGGCGTCGATCTCCCGCTTGCGCTGGTCCATGATCTCTTCCCAGTCTTCGCCCACGTTTTCGGCAACCTCCATTTCCAGGGTGGACATGCCGGCATCGAGCCCCAGAATGGCCCCTTTCTTCTCGGCAACCGGATCCACCCAGCCACGGCCCGGCCCCATCCAGCGGGCGCGGGTATACGCGGCGCGGGCCTCAATAAAGTCAGGCGCGCCAGCAGGCAGCGGTAAATCTTCGGTATCGTGCACCTCTTCAACAAATGCGCTCAGAATAGGTTGCGCAAATCCAACAGCGAAATCGTCGCGGCGCCGGGTCAGGGTTTTCCAGGCTTCCAGCATGGCGGAGCGGGCCGAACTGTAGTTAACGTCTGACCAGTCCTGGGTAACCTGCTGGGTGGACAACCCCGTTGCTGCGGCGATATTGCGCAGCGCAGCGGCCTCGAAAACCTCGAAATTACTGTGCGGGCGTGCAGCGTTAACCGTCGCGATTTTTTCCCCGGGATACAGAATGGGCATCCGGGCGCCGTTCTGCAGCGTCAGACGACGATCGCTGTGAAAGCCAATGCGTCCGTCCTGGTAAGCGCCCAGACTGGTATCATCGTAGGATTCACCCATCGCCGCCTGGACCATCTCCGGATCGTAGGGAGACTCGATATAGGCGCCGAAAATGGAGTTAAGAATTGCGGCTTCCAGTTCTGACTGGTCGTACTTAATCAGCATCTTCAGGCGCTGGACCACCGGGGTCAGAATGCCGTTGCCGCGGTGCTGGGCGCCCCGCTCATGGTCATAGTCATGGACCACATGGGGACGCCCCCAGTAAGTTTCCCGCGGGATGCGCTCCCATGTCAGCGTTTTCTCTCCACTCCACCAGTCGCCGATATGGGCCTGCCTGATGTGGTAGGCCACCGGCGCCCCGTCATCATCCAGTTCGACGCCGCCGCGAATATGCGGCATATCGAAATTCTGCTGCGGGTTGCTCAGGCGGTCAGGATCCACAATCTGAACCGTCGTGGCATACCGCCCGCGACCGGGGCCAAGCCGGTCCAGGCGATACTGCAGGACCGCCAGCGCATCACCATCCAGCAACTTATGACGAAACCCCAGACGCAGCATCTGGGAAACGGTCTGCTTACGCTCAACATCGCAATAACGCCCGGGGTCATTCGCCCAGGTGCGCCAGTGCGCTTCGAGGACTTTTCCGTATTCATCGGCCCAGGTGGCATCGAACGCCTTGTTGCCGGTCATCAGCGCCAGCATCCGGTAATCCGGTTTCATGATGGGCCGGTAGTTCGCCCCAACGGCATTATCCAGCACCCGGGTAATCGAGCCGCTGGCCCAACCATCGTTACGCGCCAGATCCCGCACCCGGGAAACGATACGATCCCGGTAGATATTGATTTCGTTATCCGGCGACCACAGCGCGGGCTGCCAGTTCGCCAGTTGGTCGCTGAACGAATCCGCAGCGTCGTAGGGCACCCGGCTGCCACCGGTCAGCGCCGTGTATGAGGGGCGGGAGGGTGCCAGCGGGCGCCCGTCCACGCCCAGGATTTGCACTTTATTCATCAGAAACGGAACCTCACCGGTCGGCGTGGCCGCGCCACAATTCCCAGCTGCGCCTGCAGCAACTGGATCAGCGCCAGCAGGTCAGCCAAGCTGCTTTGCTGGTAAGAAACAGAGCGCGTGCCGTCTCCCTGTGAATAGGAGAACGAAACACCACGACTCCCGGTAGTGAGATCGATATACGCCTGCTGTGCCTTTGCCAGTGCCTCCTGGAGCTGCTCACGAGTCATTCCACCGGCAAGCAGGCTGGTGTTTCGGTTAAACATGATGGTCCTTACTGAGGTAGTAACTGTGATAACCGTCGGCGCTTCGGCGCCGCTGGCTCTTCGATGATGACGCCCGGCAGCCGGTAATCCGGTTTCGGCTGTGGATCCGGCTCTGCGGCAATCAGTCGTTCCGGGTTAGCGGCGATACTGTCGGCCTTCGCATTCAGCTTCAGCCCCATATGCAGCAAACCGCAGAGCGCGGCATAGCCGTAAACACGGCAGTCCAGCGCCTCGTTAGCCCTGCCTGCCAGTTGCTCCCAGACGCGATAGGTCTGGCCGCCGGAGTGTTTTACAACAGAGCGTTCGGCCAGTAGCTGCCCGAAATAATGCAAATCCCGGTCAGCCGGAAAATGCATATACGCCGATTTCGACTCCCCGGCCTCCGGCGGCTCAATATGCAGTCGGTTGCGGATAGTATCCTTTGCTGAATTGACGCCAATAATGATTGGTCGGAACGTCGCCTTACTGCGCGATGAGGGGCGCTTGGTCGGCCAGACGGGTGACCGCTTTCCGCCCCTGGCGGACTCCCCTTTTACCGCCCAGATACGGCGTCCCAGTCGCTCTTTGGCAAACTCGTAAACCTTCTGGGTATGGTGGCCTCCGGAATCGTGGCAGGCGGCCATGATGGTGAATCCCCGGCCATCAGCCCGGCGCCATACCTGCTTCAGGTACGCGTCCAGGCGCTGCCAGGGCTCTTCGGTTTCCAGGTCACCCTCGATCACGTCATAGGCAATGGACCAGGACTCTTCGTTACGTCCCCATCCGATGACCTCGATTTCAAAGCGATCGTCCTGGGTATCAATCCCAGCCGTCAGAACCGCCACGCCATCCGGCACCTCGGCGGCGTAAACCTCACAGCGCTCAGCCAGCCGTTTTTCACTCAGCGCCTTCTCCCCCCTGTCCTCATAGGGCTCCCCGAGGGTGGTGTTAATGAAGGTCTGGCGCTGCAGGGGATCGTCTTTTACCTTCAGCCACTCCGCGACCAGATATTTCCATGCCGCATTAGGGAACAGGCTGTATCCGGTCCAGATATGGAATCCCGCATGGCCGCTAAATGGCCGGGTCGCGCGCCATTCACCATTTTTCACCATCCATGCTTTATCGCTGTGCTGAATCACACAGCCGTTGTGCCGACAGACGTAATAAGCGGATTCAGGAATGCCGTTGCCGTCCTTATCCTTTTCCCACTTGATACCGTAAGACGTATCCGGGCCGCCCCACTCCAGAACCTGATATTCGCCGCAGTGTGGACAGGGAACAAAATAGCGACGCTGATCGCTCTCCAGATACGCTTTCTCGATGCGACTGATGCCTTTCACCGTCGGTGTCGAGCCCAGCGCTATTTTTCGGTTCCAGAACGTTTCCGAGCGCTTGATCCCCAGCGCTATCTGGTCGCCTTCCGCACCAGCGCCACCTGCGGGGTACCCGTCCACCTCATCAAACAGGATGATGCGGCAGGTGATACGACGGAAACCACCAGGACTGTTCGCCCCCACCATGGTCAGGTTAGCACCATTAGTGAACGTCTTTTTGAGGATGGTCTGATTACTGTCCTTCGCTTTGGGACTACCGCAAATGTCAGCCAGAACGGGGGTATCGCGCAGCATCGGCGATATTTCGGTTTTACTGTAATCCTCGGCATCCTCAACACGGGGCTGCACCACCAGGATCGGTGACGGGTCATGTGAGAGAAAATAGCCCACTACGTGGTCGAGGATCTTGGTATAGCCGACACGGGCCGATTTCATCACACTAATCTGGACAACAGCAGGATCCGTAATGGCATCCATGATGCCGTCCTGGTACGCAAAGGAGCGAAATTTACCCGTCTGGGCGCTGGTTTCCTTGGACAGCACCGCATATTTATTGGCCCATTCGCTCAGCGATAGAGGTTCCGGCGGGCGAACGTCTGCACGGGCCTGGACCAGCGAGGCGCGGAAGCGGCGCCAGGCGTTATTGCTGATCCCCCCCTCTGCTGTCTGTGTCACTGCTCAACTCCTCCATAGCCTCATACACCACTTCCTGAAGCGCCTGGACGAATTCAGCATCGCTGACAGTCGGGGCCAGCACACGCAGCCGGGGGCCATGTTCCGGGGCGATAGCCACCAGGCGGGTACGCATCCGGGAATATTCTTTCCTGACCTCAGAGATCATTTCTTCGAATGGCAACAGTGCGCCGGATTTTGTGTCATATTCCAGCTGCGTCAGCAGCGCCAGGTAGTTCTCCTTCATCTGACGGGCTTCATCCAGCGTCATTTCAGCACCACGGGCAACCAGGATCCGCTCTGCCACTTTACTGGCCGACTCCGGTCGTTCCGGCGTCGCGGTGTTACCCTGGCTGTTACTCCTGGTGGTGTTACCCTTCCTGTTACCCTGGCTGTTACCTTCCGCATTTTTTTTACCCGGGCGACTCACCGTTTTCCGGTAGCGTTCAATGTTCGCGTTGGACGCGTCCACATCGATATCTTCACCATCCAGAACCAGCCAGCCCCGGGCTTTCCACTGGGTGACCGTCTTCCGGCTGACGCCGTGCAACCTGGCGAATTCTGACTGGTTCATGTGTTACCCCGGCTGTTACCTGTTACCCAAATTTCAAAAGTTCATAGCTAGCCGAACATCGCGGCGCGCAATGCCCGTGTGATATCAGCCAGTTAGGAAGGACCCATTTTTTTCTGAGCCGTCCTCCCCGGGGGATATCGTCGATTTTCCCGATTTGAAAAATATGCGGACTACTTCGCGGTGCGGAGAGCCTCCGCTATTGCCTGACTCAGTGCACCAGGTAGCAGCGCTTCCGCCATCTGGTTCGCTCTGTCCATGTATCCCAGTACTGGGCTGACAGGAAGCGCATCACCAAAGCGAATAAGGAGTTTCGGGGCTGGCTGCTTCATCCTGTCGCGGCGCATGCCGTTCGGAGAGCGTTTAGCCCGCTTTTTCCTCTTGCTCTTCTTTGGCTTCCTGCGCTGCCATACACCGTTAACACCGTTGACGTCACCGATGAAGGTATTCGGCTTTGCCTTTAGCTGGCTCATCTTGTTACGGGTCAGGTTGCCGTATTTGTTCAGCTTGATGTTCTTGGGGTTCAGCAGTGCTTTGCCGTTCAGCTTATGCTCTCCACCAAATTCGAAAGGCTCCAGGTATCCGGCTGCCGTATCGCGAACAAACACCCGGGCGCGCAGGTTGCTCTTTCTTGCCCCCACTGAGCCAACCGACTTAACGGTGAATGGTGTCGGATTATCCAGCCTGCGCTGGAATGCCGTCTTCTGCGCAGCCTCTATCTGTCGAACGACAGACGTCATAGCCTGGGCCGTGGCGAAAGGAATCTGCTTTTTTATCGCCTGCAGCTGGCGTGACAGGTCACGTAAATCAGCCATTGGACACCCCTTATAGTGCTGGTACCCATGGTAAATTACTGGTCCACGGTTTCGGGTTTCCATGAAAGCAGACTATTCGTGCATCGGGCGGCAACGTTCCATTGCCTTCAGACCTTAATGAGTGCCATCCTGGCATTCCGGCGCACGCGATGTGCTGCTTATAGCTGACTATCTGGCCGGGATACTCGTTCTGCCAGATAATCCGGGGCTGAAACACATCATCGAGAAAACCCTGGTCACCCCATTTCTTCCCAGGCTGCGTACACTCCTGCATGATGCGCACCGGCGCTTCCATGAACTGTTCCCATATCGACGCTTTATTTCCATGCGGTATTCGCATCACGGCAGATCCCACCGTTGAGGGATGATAGAAATCAGCCAGAATTCCCATGCGCTGCTCTGCCAGCAATTCCGTAATATCACCGGTAATAACCGTATCGAGATCAAGAAAGAAGATGTCGCTATCACACTGAGCCGGATCGAACAATTCGATCTTGCTCCACCAGCCCGGCCAGCTCTGCTTCAGGGGAATAGTACGAACTCCCCGGATAGCCCTGTCGGAGAAGCACACAAAGTCATATCCACCAGGTAGCTGCCGTTTCAGCCATTTCACATGCTCTGGTGCATATGCGCCACCGCTGCGTAAAACCGTTGCGATTACGGGCTTATCTCTCATCAGTCATATCCATCCATTCGGCAAGTGTCATTTGAGGTACGGAAGCTAGCTTTCCCAGAGAAACCACATTAATCTGAGGCCGGGCTGACGCGAAAAGTAACGGCAAATGAGACAAGTCTCGGCACCAGCCGCCCTCCACACGCTCTTCGTCAGTCGCATCAACCCCCACCAGAGCTACATCGATAAATCCCAGGTGGTACGCCAGACCCAGCGCGCCGTAGGCACTGTTACCAGAATGAATTTCGCCAGGGCTATTGCTCAGGCCGGGAGTACACGACCAGCGCCATAACCACCAGCCAGGTGATCCAACCGTTGCCGGTTCAGCGCCACGCGATGAGATTCGCCTCATCCTGATAACATGCGGCGGTAGCCCGATATCATCCGGAACAGCCGCCACATAGCAGATGTTCGGGCGCGGATTAGCCAGCCGGCTCATATTTTCCGGACTGGGATCCAGCGTGAAAAAATAATCGGTGCTCGGTAGCCAGTCGATAGCTCCATTCACCGCAATAATTGTCACCCCGTCCGGTGGACTGAACTCCGCCGCACTGGGACCGGATGCGACGATAATCGCTCTATTGCTGTTTCCAGCCTTTCGCGTTGAAAGCATTTCAGAGAGGTATCCCGTGAACAGTTAACAATTTCCACCCCAGAGCAGGCCGCGGCCAGGCGGGAAAATTCACCCTGCCAGGCGATAACGCTTTCATGTGTCGGGTTTCGTAGTCGTCCGGCGGCATGGGCCCCATGCCAGTGAATCCCGCGCTTCAGTGAGCAGTCATAGCCCAACAGCAGAATCCGGCTGGCGCCCAGGGTGGCGGCTAACTCAATGGCTCGCTGCCCTGAGTTAAACGATCCCGGTATTGCTGTTTGCAGGTAGCTAATGCCGAAATGAATGGCGGTGTAACGGCTGCCACACCAGCGCGCCGCCGTTACAGGAATTTTGCTGGCGTGCTCCCGCCACCATGCAAAATCAGCCGCATAGATTGCCGAGCAGAACGGCGCCACACGCCATGAATCATTAACGGCAATAATGGGGATTTCAGCCTCATAGAGCAGCTGACAATCGGCAAGCGTCAGGGATGGCCCCGACGCTGCACAAGCGATGACGGAGTTTTTCACTGTGTATCCAAAATATATTCCGGGGAAAGTTGAAACTGGATGCTATCTGAAACAGATCGTTTATGCTGAGTTACCCCGGAAATAAGCCGGGTATTCAGAAGAAAATAAAAAGCACTGTCGACGAGCCTCCGAAGAAGCCCGCCTGCACTGCCCGTTATGGTGTTACTCCAGATTATCCCTGGTTATCATAAGGGTTCAGCCCGCCCATGCCGACACATGGGCGCACACAGCAACAAGGGGGATGGCTGCTGTAATGCCCTGTTCGCTGGGCCAGCGTCGGTTGCCACCCGATCTACGGCAGTGAATTCATTTAGCCCAGCTTTGCACGCACCAGCGCATCTTTCGCTTCAAGAAGTTTACGCAAACCAGCCGACTTCTCCGGGCCATTCGGCAGCATTGCATCCATCAGCTTAGCCAGATCACCGATAGGCTTACTGACTTCCTGTAAATGCGGAGGTAAGTGCTCATACTCAAAATACTTAATGATCGGCGTGATGATAGTTGCCATCGATAACCTCTGTTTGATTGTTGGATGCTCTAACTGAGTCATAAATACGTTCACACGTCATTCCAGCGCGGTAGCTTTTGTCAGATCGTCCAGCATAGTATTTAGCTTCATCTGCAAGGCGTCCGAGCATGTCGGCGAGCATCGCGGCGTTGGCGCTGGCTGTTTTGCTTCGGACGGTAGCGGCAAGATCTGCGGTGTGCTTTGCGGCGTCCAGGCGGGTGGCAAGTTTTTTAGCTTGTTGCTGCAGCTGGCTAACAGTGGCAGACAAACCAGCAGCAGTGGCAGCAGCTTTTGCGGCTTGCGTTTGTGCATCTTTCACGGCCTCATCACGGGCAATAATGCGCCCTTGCTCAATCATTCGGGCAGCAGTCTGCGCGTTAGCAGCCTGTGAGGACTCTGCGCTGTCACGATCCGCCCATTTTATTCGCCAGGCCCGGTCGCGCCAGCTATCTCCCGTAACAAACGCAATGACCACCAGCAGTATGATCGCCAGAGGCTTCCAGAATGTCTTCAGCAGAGAGAACATCTGTCACCCCGCCAGATCGATAGCCTTAACGAAAACATCAAATCTGTATGGCTGGTCCCCGTTCTCATGCTGAATGATGGCCTGCAACAGCTTCATCATGAATCGGCTGTCGCTGGTATCAATACGCTGGTCGGGATCAACGCCCGTCGCTTTCGCTACGCTGTTGATATAGGACTGCGTGTCGTTCTCATTGGTCGGTGCCCAGCGGTTTATGATCCCGCTGATGGTGCTGAGCCCATGTTTACGCTGGTAGTTGCGCAAAATGATGATCATCGCCCGAATGCCATACTCCGCCGATTTGAACTGACAGAATGATTTATCAGTGCGCTGAGTTTCTGGCACCAGCCCCTTCCACTCGTCACCCCAGCGAATATTGCCGGGGTTGTTATTGCGGATCCCGCGTGCTGTCATTTATTGCTCTCCCTTGTGTTGATGCCGGCTCTCCTGGAGACAACAGCCAGCGCCATATCGCGGAGGCGATCAGCACCAACGAAGCCCACCAGCGCACCCACAAACGCGCCGGAATTAGCAGGGAGGCCGAAGTATTCAAGTAATGCTGAAATGGCCAGGGCGAAAATACCGCAGATCAGCGCTCCCGTTGCCGTGTACAGCTTCGGCTTTCCTGCCCTGATGTCGATCAGCGCTGAAATGCCCAGGGCGCACAGACCTGCGTATACCGAAGGGAGGTACATCGCGATCCATTTCATAGTTTGCTCAAAAATCCCGTTTGCATGGTTCATGAATCCACCTCCGAAGTGATGTTCGAGGTGCTGTGTTGGGGGAAATTCAGGCTTCAGGGTGGTGGCGCTACATGGCTATATAGAGGATGAAACCCTGAGCCTGAAAGAGATGACCACCACAGCATGACAAACGTGGTGAGCCGATTGATGACGCTTTCGGCTCATTGAGTGAGCCGTTTATTTTTCTGGTAACGCTCTGATTTCTTCAACGGTCTGGTTAAACCGCTCTGTTTCCAGCTCGACGCCAATAGCCTTACGGCCTAAATCGATCGCCGCTTTTAACGTGGAACCGGAGCCCATGAAGAAATCAGCTACCACATCCCCGGGTCTGCTGCTCGCGCTGATGATTTGCTTCAGCATGTCAGCAGGCTTTTCGCAGGGATGTTTGCCGGGATAAAACTGGACGGGTTTATGCGTCCATACGTCGGTATATGGCACGGCCACCGACACGGCAAAATACCGCCGAAGGGATTTGTACTCCTCCAGCAGTTCGGAATATTTACGGTTCAGTGACTGGTATGTTGCCACCAGTTGGTGATGAGGCTGCGCCAGTTCGGCACGCTGATGCTTCTCGATAGCGATCCGGGTGAAAAGCTCCTGCAATTTGAGGTAATCCGCTTCACCCGGCAGCTGCCACTGGCTGGAACCAAACCAGTGCGAAACCATGTTCTTCTTACCAGTGGCCTCGGTGATTTGTTTCGAGGTAACGCCAAGGGATTCCCGGGCATTCTGAAAATAGGTAATAAGCGGTGTCAGCACATGCTGTTTGAGTTCACCACATTTTGCCGCGTAACCATCGTCTTTGGGCTTGCATGGCCCCTGATAGTGTTCAGCAAACAGAACACGCTCAGTGGCCGGGAAATACGCGCGCAGACTTTCTTTATTGCAGCCATTCCAGCGACCGCTCGGTTTAGCCCAAATGATGTGGTTCAGGATGCTGAAGCGGTCGCGCATTAAGATTTCAATATCTGCAGCCAGCCGGTGGCCGCAAAACAGGTAAAGGCTACCGGCGGGTTTCAACACTCGCCAGAATTCAGCCAGGCAGCGATCGAGCCAGCGAAGATAGTCTTCATCCCCTTTCCACTGGTTATCCCATCCGTTTGGCTTCACCTTGAAGTAAGGCGGATCGGTAACAATCAGGTCGATGGAGTTATCAGGAAGGGTGGCGATGTAATGCAGGCAGTCAGCGTTGATTAACTCAACACTGTTTATTTTTACAGTATTTTTCATAGATCAGTAAGCGGGACTCTGATAGGCTCACTGTGCTTTAGCGCTAAAGCGGTGGGCCTCGGTTCGCTTGTGACCTCAAACATGAGCGAATGGCTGGTGGAGTGCTCCAACACCCACCAGCCGCCCATTTTCACAGCCAATAGCCACCATTACTGGAGGCGCTTATAACATCCGAATTGATAAAACGAAAACCCCGCCATCACTAATTGCGTGAGTATAAATTCACAGCGTGCAAGGCTCAGGTGTGTATTCTCTGCAATTTCCCCAGCGGTCGCTGGCGTTGTACTTAGTTCATTAAGAATTGCTTTCGCTTCTTCTGTCATATCTTGCTGATTTAGCATGTCTTTTACCTTAAAAAATAGTGTGACATACAGATAACTCTGGTCGCCGACAGCAGCAAGAAGTCTTTGCAAAAGACATAAAAAAACCCCGCCGAAACGAGGTTAGATACAGTTTTGACAAAATATCAAATTAGCCTTAAATATGGCTCATTTTGTTGCATTTTGCAAGCGCGTTAGACGGAGTTAGTGAAATTTAGGTCACATTTCCAGCGCATTAGCCACTTCCAGCCCTTCGCGCCTGATGAGGATCGTTTGCAGCGCCTGAGTGTCAAGCTCGACGAATGCCGCTTTAAATCTCGCCCAGTGCGATGCATACACACGTAACCAGGTTGAACGATCCACAGACATCATTCGCGCCAGCGCCGCACCGGCGTATTCTTTATATGTGTCATTGCTTCTGGCCGCAGCCACCTCCTGCGCTGCCAGCCAGACAAGACCGACCAGTTTTTTCACTACCCGTGATTGCAGCTTCTTCTCTACCCTGCAATTCTGAAACTCATTCCATACATGCTGGCACATCAGCGTCTGGTACCTGAAGTTCAGATCGAAACCGTAGCAGTAACGGATCCATGCCTGCTGGTAGTCATCCAGTGAATTGATTACCCGGCGCCACGGCGCGTAACTAAATTCCAGATCCTGCATTGGCGGGAACGGTCGCCGCCGGCTTCTCGTTTCCAGCACATAAACAGGCGTGGTTAATGCCTTCACAAGCGAGTGTCCACAGCCTTCCCCGCCCTCCAGTTCGATAAGAGGCTGCCCGCAGCGGGGCGTTTTATTTTTGTCTGCCGGTGGATGTTCGCTAAACGCCTGCAGTTGCCCCTTTGTCCCTTCAGATAAATTCGCCAGGGCGCGCTTTACTTCTATACGGGTATATTCAATGGCCTGTAAGTTCATTCAGATTAGCGCTCCATACACTTACGCTTTAACAATTACGCCGATCGCCAGCGCCCGATCCAGAAAACGAAACAGCAGTTCCAGCTGTGTGCCATATTTCTGCTCGAACGCCGCTACATCGGCATGCAATTTGTCGTGGCACTCTCTGCACAGAGGGAACACGAACAGGTCATGGGCTTTGGTAGCAGTGCCACCCATCCCATGACCGATAACATGATGCGGATCGTCTGCCGGACGGCGACAACACTCGCAGGGCTGACTTTTAACCCAGCGCGTATACTTCTCATTCTCCCAGCGGCGGCGCTTAGGCCGTAACATGAACGACTCCGGTGATTCAGGATCTGCGCTCAATGCAATAACCCTTGGCTGCTGCTCCTGCATTACCTGCTGATTTTCCTGTGGCCTGCACCTTTTTAACGATCCAGCCGTTTTTATCCTCCTCTGCAGGGCGACGGTTGGTCGGTTATCTGCGGCAATAATGTCGCTTTCTTTATATACAGATGGGAACGGTTCATAGGGCATCTGCATCACTCTGGCTGCCAGTTCTTCCGGAATGGCATCTGCCACACCGACATAAATAGCCCACCAGCACAGCTCAGCGATCGACAATTCCCGCTCGCGATTAAACCGAAGGCCGACCAGCACGGTATCAATGATCCAGTCAATAACGTTACGGCGCGCTATACCAGCCAACAGATCGGTTGACTGCTCACGAAGTTTGTTATCGCAGTGCCAGCAAAGCATCATCGCGCCCGGGGCGTGTCGCATGGTCACCAGCTCATGATGGTGATAATCCGAGTGCGGGTACTGACATTCACCGATATTCCGCTCAAGCCAGTGATCCAGCCCGGAGAGACTACCCGCAGCACGGATCACCCTCTCATCAGTGAAGAATGGGATCAGCGCTTCATCCTCCGCCAGCGGCTGCCGGGCATCAGGAACACGGCCGGTTGACAGCCTGGCCATGTTCTCCGGTTCGGACTCCACCAGCACGCGCCCCGCGGAGAAAAGGCGCATTAACTCTTTGCCCGGTTTGAGCAGTACCACGCCAAGACGTGGCACAACTTCAGGGGTTAACAGCGCTCTCATGCAACCTCCCGCTGCTGGTTGCATAACTCGGGCAGGTTGGCTTCTACCAGCGCACGGGCAAACGGGGGCGGAACGGCGTTACCGCAGCGCGCTACCTGCTTGTCTTTTGCATAGCGCTGGCCGCGATAATCACGATCGATAATGTAACCTTCAGGAAAGCCCTGGGCCTTATACAACTCATGAGGCTGCAACATGCGCATGCCAATATCGACGATCTGGTAGTCGGCACCATCAACCGTTACCAGGCCGAAGCGATCATTGGTTGTGACGGTTCCCAGCGGTTCATCCAGCGATACGCCGCTTTTTTCATTTCCGTAGTACTTCATCAGGAAGGCGCGAACCTCTCCGATATGCAGACCGCCGGCGGTCACCGTAGGCATGGGCTGATCCACTTTTCGACCGTCTTTGCAGGTACCGCGCAGATGAACCAGGTGTGAGGTCACAACAGCATGGTGATCAGTGGTCGTAACGGTATGCGCAGGTGCATCCATAGCGGCACCCGGCCCCGTATAATTACCGCCGAAGTGTTTCGCCAGAAAGGTGGTCACCAGCTGCGACTTTCCACCACCGCCAGCGGTTACTGTTCCATTGGGTTCATCAGCGCCGTGTCCGGTACTGTTACCAAACTGGCGGGCTATCATTGGCGCCACCAGGCAGGCGCGGGACTCTTTTAACACGGTGTGGGCCGGTTTATTTATCGCCCGCGGCTTCGCCTGATATTCGCTACCACCATTACCGGCGATAAACGGGGTAACGACAGCGTATCCATGGGTTTTGGTAATAGTCTGCAGCGGACTATCAATGCCCTGCCCACGAAAGCAGTCATATGCCGTGCGGCTGCTGGTGTGATTACACTTCACAATAAACGGTGTCGGGTTGTTCAGCACAAACCGCTCAATACCACGCGCAATGCGCTTCAGCGTATTTTCCGCCAGCAGCTTTGGGCGCTCAAAAATGCTCTGGCAGGGGATTGACCAGTCGATACACTCCGCCGCGGTACGCCATGGCGCCAGCCTGCCGCTCTGAACTTCCAGCGATTTAGGATCGCCATGTGTTGGCTCTGGCCAGTGAATTTCCTCACCATCACAGCGCATGACCATGAAGAATCGCTTGCGGATCGTCGGCGCGCCGAAATCGCAGGCTCGCAGTTCGCGATAATCGATGCCGTAGCCCAGCCCGTTAATAAGGCGCTGCGCCTGCTCGCTGCCTTTAGGTACAGACAGGAACTCGCACACCTCAGACAGGGCGGGATGATCCGCAGGTATGCCGGTGGATAGCATGCCAACAAACGCCGCGAAGGTTTCGCCCGCGCGGGATGGATCCGGGCGCATTTCGTCTGCCAGCAGCGGCCCCCACGTTTTGAACTCCTCCACGTTCTCCAGCATCATGACACGCGGGCGCTTCGCCAGCGCCCAGCGTACTACTACCCACGCCAGACCGCGAATCTCTTTTTTTACCGGCTTAGCACCCTTCGCCTTTGAGAAGTGGCGGCAATCAGGGCTAAACCAGGCCAGGCCGACCGGATTACCACCAGTGGCCGCCAGCGGATCAACGTCAAACACGGACTCGCAGTAATGCAGGGTATCGGGGTGGTTAGTTTTGTGCATAGCGATCGCGTTTTCATCGTGGTTGATGGCAATATCCACGCTGCGCCCGATCGCCAGCTCGATCCCGGTACTCGCGCCGCCGCCACCAGCAAAGTTATCAACGATAATTTCACGCATTGACGGCTCCCTGCATGCTGTAGACCAGACCACCAGCCACGGTGATTATTTCGCTGGTGGGCATACGCTCAAGCCAGAGCTGATTGATGTTCGCCTTCAGCTTGTTCTGCTGGGCCAACTCCAGAGAATCCGCTCCCTCAACCTGATTGAATACCAGGCCAACCTCCAGCGGCCAGATACGCGACTCCACTTCTGGCTGTCCCAAGCCAGCAGGCATAACGTCTTCCACCGGGGCTGGCGGCACCACTTTTTCCGCGGCAAATTGGGCCAGCGACATAAATGCCCGCCCCTTAGCCTCTAGATCACTGCGATGAATGTAGCTGAAACGCTCGCCCCGCCATGTCTTATCGAATACCACTATGGCGCCAGCGAAAAATGCGCTGGTAGGCTGCTGTTTCTCGTCTGCCGGGATAAACCATGCAGGCAGGTCGAAGCCAATGCGGCCACGGATGAAAACAATATGATCAGCATCTTCAGGCCACCATGTTTCACTAGGTGCCGCTTTGATGAGGAACACATAGCGACCGCCCTTCTCACGCATGGCAGAGGCATAGCTCATGATATGACTCATGCCGGTGATCGCCTGCTTACCGTCGTATTGCGATCGGCTATAGGGCGGATTGCCGAACGCGGCGCCACCGATGGCGATCAGCATTTCCGACCAATCCTGTGTCAGAGCGTTATCTTCGGCGGTGTACCAGACCGGGCATTTGGCGTTACTGTCGTCGGCGAACAAATCCAGCATCAGCGGCCCAAACATCGCATTGATGCCCCAGAACAACAGTTCCGGCGTGCGCCACTGATCGCCAACTTCTTTTAACTCGTGGACTGGCTTGCTACGTAGTTCAGCCAGCGCCAGGCAGTATTTATTCATGAGCGAAATCCCGAGTTTTCTGGTAGTGAATAATCCACATCTTTGAAGGTTGCCCGCGCAGCAGGGCTGTGGTTGTTAACCCACTCGCCATTTTTGCGCTCAGGGCGACCAGCCTTGTGCCATTTGTTCGCGGCCTGCAGGTAACCAGGGAATTTCGTTGGGTGAAACAGTGTCGTAGGTCGAAGGTACTCGGACATTTTAAAATCCTGCCCCCATTTCTCGGTCATGTACTCCACAACCAGAGTGAGTTCGTAGATGGTGAACCCCTCCCCCAGCCGGGCGCGAATATTCTCCAGCGACGTTTTCCCCACCTGATAACGGGATCCTGTTTTTTGGTTCAGAAAAGTCAGAACCTGTTTAGCCTGATCAGTGATCTCCACAGCAGGGGCGGGTTGCGACGCAACCGGACAAGAAGTTTTTTTATCTGATGGATCAGTAGTTGATTTTACTGACGGATCCCCGCCAGATTCTGACGGGTGAAAACCGCCATTTTTATCAGATTTTGACGCCTCAATTTTTGACGGGTCAGATTTTGATGCGTCAGATTTTGACGGGTCAGAATCTGGCAGGTGAGAGAATGCCGCCGCCTGGAGTTTCCTCACATTAAGTCGATAAACATTGGATGCATTACGGTTACCCTGGCGGCGAGCGGTACGGGTCAACCACCCTTCAGCTTCCAGCTTTGCAATAGCCGTTCTGACTGTGCTGGACCCCGCCCCAATCTGGCGAGCGATAGTCTCAATGGACGGCCAGGAAACGCCTTCATCGTTACTGAAGTCTGCCAGGCGTGCCATGATTGCGACACTGGAAATCTTCATGCCAGCCGCCGCACAGCCATCCCAGACGTATGCAGATAATTTAACGCTCACTTATCTACCCTCACGAATCTGGAACGAAACACGATCAGCGGTGCCGCACATTCCCAGTCATATCCTGGGCGGCGGTAGATAACACGCTGTCCAGTTGCGTCATAACCGATCACATTTACGACAATACCGTGATGATCCCGGTAATATCGGTTCAGAGGTTGAATATGCTCTGTCACGTTAGCCCCCCATCAATTCGGAGGCGTAGCGCTCGGCGATCCACTGGACGCCACGAGGTGTTACGCGGGTTTGCGTATAGGCATGACCGAAATCAGACGTGCCGGTTTTGACAGTGAACAGGCCCTCCCGCTGGCGCAGGGCATGAGGCAGCAAATTGCCGGACTGGCGGAACAAAACCTTGTCACGCACCAGTGCATCTATCATGGCTTTTTCCGGCATGTTGAGGATCTTCGCCGTCTCACGCAGGCCTTTGGCGCCGCCAGACTCTACGTAGTGGTTTACGAACGCCACCTTTGGCGCGTCCTGCTGAACCTTATGTGACAGCTGCGCATTCTGCTCTGCCATATCGGCGGCCAGGCGGAGCGCTTCGGGGAGGGTCTGGGGAATTAATGCTGTGCTTTCCAGCTCCTGCCAGCGATCCACAACCGCAGCCGTAAACTCAGGAGAAAGTCTGGCAACCAGCACCAAAGAATCGCGTTTGTTGAACCGATATTCCTGATAAACGTTGCCGTTATGCTCAAAATCGAACTGCGCCAACGGCGCGGTTAAAAGACCAGCAGCATTCAGGCGCTCAGCGGAGCGTTTGACGTCACCATGTTTACTCTGCACAAGAGCGGCGATTTCACGGCTGCTCATTGTCACTACGCCGCCGAATGCAGGTGAAAAACCAGCAGCCTGTGCGCGATTAATCAATTGCTGTGGCATTTTGCTGACCTCCCCGGGAAATAAAGTCACCCACAGCCCACTCGGTAAAGCTGTGGTTCACGAGTGCCCAGCCGCCGGGTACTCTTACGGCATAGCAATACGTGACATCGCCTTTGCCACCACGAACTGGCAGCGCGCGAAGTTGCGAACGCTGGCTATTTGCGGTTAAATTGCTCATGCGGATTTCTCCATACACATAGATTTATCTGCCACGACGCCCGGAGCTGCACACTCGCGGGCGTCACTCTTTTCTGGCTGGCAGAAAACGCGGAAAAGCAGCGTTAAATGCTCCTGCCACTTAGCCATGACCTGATAGCTGTTCTCCTCTATCTGCGCCCTTTCGGCATCGTCAATCACGCCGTCTGCTGTCGCCTTTCGCACATACTGAGAATGACGCCCGATCCATTCGACCGACTCCATCAGACGTTGATTGATGTCGGCGTTATCAACTTCTTCCACGTCCGCCAGCGGCACGAATACGCCGTTTGAATGGCGCGCTATGGCATCGGCGATGTGGTTTGAGCCACCAGCGCTCTGCAGCACCATTGCCCAGCCCAGCGGGAAAACCTGGTCGCCGTCGGCACGCAGGCGGTTAAAGAGCGAATTTTCCGTAACATCAAGCCATTCAGCCGCCTCGGCGTATCCGCCAGGCAGTTCAGCGATCGTTTTTTTAATTGCTGCCACCAGCCAGGCTGGCTGACGTTCAACTTTCCACTGCGGTTCGTTACCCACGGCTATCCCCTTTTTTCTGTGGTGCAGCTTTAACGCTCTTCCCTGTAGGGTTTACATAACGCTGCGGGTACAAAATCTGGAGTTCGTCTATCTGGCCCGAATAAAACTTCACCAGCCTTTCAGCTACATCGAGAGAAGCAATTTGCTGTCCCCGTTCAATTCGGCTTAAGTTGGCAGGATCAATGCCCACCAAGTTGGCGACATATGAGAGTGTTAAATTTTGCGATTTTCGCAAATTTCTTAGCGGTGATTGCATAAAGCCCCCTATAATTGCGCAATACGCATATTAATGTGTACTTACGACTTGCGCAAGTTGCTTTGCATATCACGCAAAAACAACCTGTAATAGAACGCATGAACATAGGAAACCGCATTAGAGAATTGCGCCTCGCAAGAGGCATGAAAATTTCTGACCTTGCTGATGCTGTTGGTATTGACGGCGCGAACGTTTCTCGCGTAGAGACCGGTAAGCAAAAGTCATTTACTGAACAATCGCTTAGCAAATATGCAAATGCGCTCGGCGTTGATGTTGCTGAACTCTTTACACCTTCCATAAATGAAACTACTGTATACAAATCCAGTGAGAATAATCCAGTTTATGGAGAGGATGACCCGGTGTTTAGAGTCGAAATGCTTGATGTCAGTGCCAGCGCTGGCATGGGTTTTATACAGGGTAGTGATGTCATCGATGTCATCAGATCGATTGAATACAACAGCGAACGGGCGGTCGCTCTGTTTGGTGGAAGAACGCCAGATACCGTTAAAGTGATCAACGTTCGCGGTGATAGTATGGCTGATACTATAGAGCCAGGTGACCTAATCTTTGTTGATGTTTCAATTAATGAATTTGATGGTGATGGCATTTATGTGTTTGGTTTTGACGAGAAAATTTATGTCAAACGGTTACAGATGATTCCCGATAAAATTCTGGTGATATCTGATAATCCCAAATACAGAGAGTGGTCAGTTGATCAATCTAACGAAGACCGTTTTTATGTGTTTGGGAAAGTGATGCTTAGCCAATCACAAGCAATGAAAAGACACGGATAACCCCTCTCCAGCAAAGAGCCGCCGCTTAATGGCGGCTTTTTCATACCCTAAATATTGCGAATTACGCATTTTATTACTTGCGTAATTCGCAATATTATTTTATCTTCATTCCATCAACAGCGAACAGGCAGGACGCCCACGAAGTAGCCGCCCGGGGCATATGAAGGCCGGGATGATTCGCTCAGAACATGGCGAAAGCCGAAAGACTTGAAGGCGGTTTTCTCAGGTTGCGCGCTAAAGCATAGCGGGGAGAACCTGGGGCGGAGAGCAAACCCCGCGATTCAGGACATGATCGCCTGTGCATACCAATAAGCCGTCTGGCAGCGTAACTGCTCTTTACATTGGCACCGGCAAAGTGGCGCCGCTGAACCGAGGCTGGTGGATCGTAAAACCGCAGGAGCAAGCAACAAACGGTAGTCCGTATGGAGAAAAATCCGTTGAGTAAGGGGCCTGGCCGGAACCGTAACCGGCACACAACGATGAGAGCATTGACGAGCAAGGTTTAATGTCCGGTTCGATTCCAGACACCACGAAGCGGTGGCAATGGGCAGGGAAAAGGTCCGTTCAATTCGGACACCGGCAGTGCTCTCTTCGTTGTGGAGTATACAAGCGTATTGCAGCGCCGGTCGACGCAAAGACCCGTAAATCGACTGAGCCGTAGTTACTGGCGGCCAATACCAAAACAGAGCGGCGGGAAGTAAGTAGGGGTAGCGCCCTGGTGTCACAACCAAATCACGCTTAGGACCGTGATAACCGTAGTACCAATATTGCTGTGTGTAGTCTTGGCGGTACCAGTTCCATCCCTTGAAGTCCCTGGTACCGCCCTTTTTACACAAGAGACAAGAGCATCACCGGGCGACGGGCTCATAACCCAATCCACCCGGGCGTTAAGGAAGTGGTCTTCTCACCCATGACCAGCGCGCAGGTGCTCTTTTCTGTTGTGTATGGAGAAACTTACGGCGGCGGCAGCCGCTTAACCGAGAGGAAATGCTATGAGCAATGATCGCATGACCGTAGTACCCGATTTTCTGGGTGAGCTGGACGCCGGCGTGTTCATGAACAAAATCGCCGCCGCGCTTAATACCACCGCGCTGGGTGTTCTAAATAACGGCACCAAAGGCAAAGTTGTTCTCACCTTTGATTTTGAGCGTATGGGGAATTCCGTTGAAGAGAAGCGCGTCAAGATCAAGCACAAGCTGAATTACAGCACCCCGACGCCGCGCGGTAAAGCCTCCGAAGAGGACACCACTGAAACGCCAATGTGGGTTAACAAAGGCGGCAAGCTCACCATCCTGCAGGAGGATCAGGGGCAATTGTTCAGTATCAACGGCGCCACAGACGGAAAGCTTAAAGCGGCTCAGTGAACCGCTGACAACTAATTCACTGCCACCAATTCGATCATTTGTTAATAAGGAATTTTATGTCTCAGGTAGACAGCGGTACTTTTAAGCAGGTTAAAGATCTGGTTCTTTCTGGTTATCACCTGAATGATATTAACGGCCTGGCTTGCCCAACAGCATTACTCCCGGAAGAAACTCGCGTTGAAAGCCTCGAGCGCTTTTCTCTTGAGCGCTTCCGTTTCCGTGGGGCCATGACCACAACCAGCATTGATGATTTTGCCCGTTATTCTAAAGGCTACGCCAGTACCGAGGAACCTGCTCGCTGCTTTATTGATGCGGACAATATGACTGCGCGATCCGTGTTCAATATCGGCACGCTGGATAATCCGGGCCATGCTGATAACGTTGCTGCAATCACCCTGAAGCAGACTGCGCCTTTCCGCGCGCTGCTGGCGATCAACGGCGACCGCCTGAAGCAAAAGCAAATCGCTGAATGGCTGGAAGACTGGAGTGATTATCTGCTGGCCTTTGATGCTGACGGAAATACCATGCAAATTTCACAGGCTGCTCAGGCTGTTCGACGCATCACTATCCAGCAGGCCACCCAACAAGATCATGAAGACGGTGATTTCAGCGGGAAAAAATCGCTGATGCAGAGTGTTGAGGCCAGCAGCAAAGATGTTATGCCTGTAGCGTTTGAGTTCAAATGCGTGCCATACGAAGGGCTTGGTGAGCGTGCATTCAGCCTGCGCAATAGTCTGCTCACTGGTGACGAACCGCGTTTTGTACTGCGCATTGTTCAACTGGAAGCGCAGGAAGAAGCGATCGCCAACGAATTCCGCGACCTGCTGATCGGCAAATTCGACGGCGAGCCAGTGGAAACCTTTATCGGTAACTTTAAAGCGTAATTGCTCAGCCTTAATTGCCCTGCCCCGCGGGGCAATTAGTGAAGCGTAATTCATTTAAATATCGCCATCTGGCGAGGGATTCGTGCAACCAAAAATCAGCCGAAGGTGCAGCTGCGAATAAATGGAGAAATAAAACCGATGAGCTACATACAGACATTATCAGGCAAGAAATTCGACTATGTGAATGCCACTGTTGACGATATTGAGATCGAAGATATAGCGACCGCGCTTTCCCATATCTGCCGCTTTGCCGGCCACCTGCCGGAGTTCTACTCCGTGGCCCAACACTCAGTTCTGTGCAGCCAGCTGGTAGAGCCTGAGTTTGCCTTTGAAGCGCTGATGCACGACGCCGCAGAAGCGTATTGTCAGGATATTCCCGCACCGCTTAAAGCCCTGCTGCCGGACTACCGCCGGATTGAGGCGTTTGTCGACGAACTGATCCGCTTTAAATTCAATCTGCCGCTCACACAGTCTCCTGTAGTGAAATATGCCGATCTGACAATGCTGGCTACCGAACGCCGGGATCTGGACATTGACGACGGTACATCGTGGCCCATCCTCGAAGGAATCCCCACCAGCGACCTTATCCAGATCGCTCCTCTTCGCCCGGGCCAGGCTTACGGACTTTTCATGACCCGCTTTAACGAACTGATGGAGCTGCGCGCATGCAACACCATATGAAAGTAAAAGAACTGGTTGCCGCGGCACGCATGGCAGCGTCTGACCTTCCACCAGCAGCGGCACAGTTAATGCGTGAAGTCGCCACCAGACTGGATGTGACCTTTGTTGCCCTGAGTGAAGCTCTGGATCAGCGCGTCACCCTTATGGCAGAGAACGAAATTTTACGCGGGGATAAATCGCAATGAACGAACAAACTACAGTTAAACACCTCCATTTCTACGGTGCCAGCGATGATCTGCTGGAATGCGAAGGCGCGATCCGCGAGGAGATTGGTTGCTATAACTCTCCAGGCATCTATCACCTCAAATCCGCCGAGGGTGAAATGCAGGTTGTCGGTTATTACCTCGACTCCGGGCTGTGGAGCATCGGAATCAGCCAGGTCGCCGAAGATACGCCGCTGCCAGCGTGGCCCGTCACTTACGCCATGCATGAGCGTGGTTACAGTGTCCAGCTCACCATCACTGTGCCGGACGACGCCATTCTGGTTTTGTCAGAGGAAGATGAATGAGCATTACCCTGCATAACGCCGACTGCTTCGATGTTTTTCCGACGATTGCCAGCGGTTCCGTAGACATGGTGTGTGCGGATATTCCCTACGGTACCACGCAGTGCTGCTGGGATTCGGTGCTTGACCTCGAGGTGATGTGGCATGAACTGTACCGCATCGCCAAGCCGTCAGCGGCAATTGTCCTGTTTTCGGCTCAACCGTTTACCGCGGTGCTGGTCGGCAGCAACCTGGCGGACTGGCGATCCGAGTGGATTTGGGAAAAAGGCAACGCCACCGGCTTCCTTAATGCCAAAAAACAGCCGTTGCGTGCCCATGAAAATATAGAGGTGTTTTATCGTCGCCAGCCGACATACAACCCGCAGTTTACCCATGGTCATGCGCGCAGAACATCGAAGCGCAAAACCGTCAATTCGGAGTGCTACGGCAAAGCGCTGACGCTGACTAAGTATGACTCAACCAGCCGGTACCCGCGCGATGTGCAGTTTTTCTCGAGTGACAAGCAAACCGGTAATTTCCATCCCACCCAGAAGCCGCTGGCGCTGGTTCAGTACCTGATCGAGACCTACAGCAACCCCGGCGATACGGTGCTGGATTTCACAATGGGAAGCGGTACCGCAGGAGTCGCCTGCCTGCGTGTCGGGCGCTGCTTTATTGGCATTGAGAAAGACACCTCAATATTTCAGGTCGCGCGTCATCGTATAGGGACTAAGCAGGAGCATGCAGCATGAAGATCCGCTGTTTTTTCGGGCTTCATAAATGGGTGCTGTTCAAGAAAGAGCTTCACCCATATCAATCTCTTAACGGACTGCAGCCAACTATTATTTTCCACTATGGGTGTAATGGCTGCGGCAAGACCAGAACAGAGACTCGCGAAGAGGGTTACTGGCATTCTTTTAAACCATCAGATTTGGAGCACATGTAATGAACCACCTTATGATCGACCTAGAAACGATGGGTAATAAGCCTGCTGCGCCAATTGTCGCGATCGGCGCTGTGTTTTTCGACCCGAAAAGCGGTGAGCTGGGCGCCGAGTTCTATGTGGCCGTCAACCTCGCCAGCGCCATGGATCAGGGTGCTACCCCTGACGGTGACACGATCCTGTGGTGGCTGAAGCAATCAGCGGAAGCTCGCGCTGCTATTTGTACCGACGACACTAAGAACATCGCCGAAGCGCTCTCCGAGCTTAGGTCATTTATTAGCCGTAACTCTGACAAACCGCGTTATCTGAAAGTCTGGGGCAATGGCGCCAATTTCGACAACGTTATTTTGCGTTCAGCCTATGAACGCGCCGGCCAAACCTGCCCGTGGCAATTCTGGAACGACAGCGACGTGCAGCACCATGGTGCTGCTCGGCAAACAGCTTGGTTTCGATCCAAAGCGCGATATGCCATTTGATGGTGTAGCCCACAACGCACTGGCCGATGCCCACCACCAGGTGAAATATGTATCGGCAATCTGGCAGCGACTATTGCCCGCCAGCGCCGAATAATACCCCTAATAGCCCGGGTGCAGCCGGGCAATGGAGAAATTTATGCTGAGCCTCGATTGTGTTCCCATCTCAACTTATTGCAAAGAGACAGGCGAAACTCCTGATGCGATCAACAAGCGCGTACAGCGCGGTGTGTGGCGTGAAGGGGTTCAGGTGCTGAAAGTCGAAGGCGTTAAGGAGAGATGGATAGATCTTAGTGAGGTTGCAAAATGGGCCAGACAGAATCGCCTAAACTCCCGCGCGGCGTAACCATCAGGAAACATCGCAACGGTCAAACCATCAATATTACTTTTACATATAAAGGGGTGAAATGCCGTGAGCCTCTTTCTAATCTGGACGTAACCCCTAAAAATATCAAATACGCCGAGCGCACACTCGGCGAAATCCATAACAAGATCGAAAGGGGAACGTTTGTTTACGCGGAATACTTTCCCCGTTCTACCCGATTAAAAATTTTCGGAAACGCTGCCGCAGGAAAAACGGTGAAGATGTATCTGGATGAGTATCTGGTGATCTGCGAAACGAGGAAGCTTTCCCCTTCGACAATAGGCGGGTACAAGAAATGCCGAAGCGCATTGTCATCACTTCATATTTATCCTGCAAGTGAGTTGACGCCGGCTGCATTGAAGACATGGATCCAGAACCAGAAAACGACATTGAAGACCATCCGAAACCAGTTGTCATTCCTGCGTTCTGCATTGGATGAAGCAGTGACAGATGGTGTGCTTCAGATTAACCCTGTATCTCTGGTAACAGCCTCACGATACCAAAGTGATAAATCAGAGGCAGAAAGTAGTTATGTGGTTGATCCGCTATCACCAGCAGAAGTTGATGCTTTGCTCTCTGCTACTGGCAATAAGCAGTGGGAGAATCTTTTCCGGTTCGCGATACAAACAGGGCTGCGTAGTTCCGAATTGTGTGCTCTTCGTTGGCGTGATATCGACTTTGTAGGGAAGACTGCCCATATCCAGAGCGCCAGTGTTGTTGGTGTGATCAAAGGGACCAAGACAAAAGCAGGTACCCGTAAAGTTGAACTCACAGATGAAGCAATGTCGGCTCTGATAAATCAGAAACCGTTCACGTTCATGAAGGGCGCTACTGTCTTTGAGGATCCAAAGACCAATAAGCCGTGGGCAAGTGCTGATGCAATTAGAAAAAAGGCATGGGTGCCGACATTGCGAAAGGCTGGTATTCGGTACAGAAACCCATATCAGACTAGACATACATTCGCCACATGCCATATCAGCCGGGGAACAAACTTGTTCTGGCTTGCGACTCAAATGGGACATAAAGGCCCAGAGATGCTTTTCCGTCACTACGGCTCATATCTGAAGGAATATGATGGACAAACAAGCCTGAAGAAGATAAAAATATAATCCATGTCTGAATTATTGGCCGCAATTTGTGGCCATTTCATGGAACAAGGTACAAACATGGCAAATCCAATAACCAAACTAAAAAAAATAAACGTTGTAAAATTTCGAGGACTAAAAAATATAAATATAGAATTTGGTTCGCGACTAACTGTTATTTGTGGTAAAAACGGCACATCTAAATCGACAATTCTTGGTATTATCGCCCAAATTTTTAGTTTTACAAAAGATCTGTCTAAGAACCCCGAGGTTGATTTAACACAATATAAGACATTAACTAATGGCACCTTCAAGTCAGCTTTCAGTGAACATTTTAGACTTTCAGAACAATTTGATACTGCAGGTTCAATGGAAGTCAGGATTAGTGTTTATGATGGTGCATCTAACAAACATCTTGAAAAGCTAACATTGGGTCTATACAGCTCCAGTGACAGGGATAAATCAAGGCCAATAGTCAGGGGCAATGATTCCATACCGGGGAAAAACCAAAGTAGAAACGTCACTCATCCAGTTATTTTTCTAAGCTTAGCAAGACTTCTCCCTATTACTCTACGGACTGATTACTCAACAAGGGATGTTCAGTATATCAATGAAAACGCAGATGATATAAGAATAATGAGCAATCAACTCTTACTTAAGAATAATGGGTGCTCAGTAACAGCCACGAAAGGGACGATCGATTCAATGGTCGTACACGGCGATAATTACGACCATCAATCAGTCTCTGTTGGTGAGGATAATGTTGGACAATTAATTCAAGCAATATTTTCCTTTAAAAGGCTAAAAGAACTTTATGACGATTATCATGGAGGTATTTTATTAATTGATGAAGCGGACGCAGGTCTTTTCCCTGCTGCTCAGTTAGAATTAATTGACATTCTAGCTAAAGCAGCTAAAAAATATGACTTGCAAATAATCATGACTTCTCACTCACCATTAATAATAGAAGATATTTTCAATCGTTCCAAACAAGATGCCAACGGATTTAAAACAATATATCTGACAGATACTTATGGTGATATTAAAACAAAAGACAATCTATCATGGGCCGATATCAATGCTGATTTGCATGTTGAAACTGTAAAAATAAATGATGAGATTAGCCTTCCAAAAGCCAACGTATATTTTGAAGATAAAGAAGGCTTCGATTTTTTCAAACAATTGATAATTGATAGAAGAATAAACAGAATATTGAATCCATTAGGAAACATAAATATTAGTTGTACTGCTATCCTAGATTTAATGGCTAGAAAAGTCCCTGAGTTTACTAACAAAAGCCTAGTTGTCTTAGACGGTGATGTTGCTCTCGATAACAGTGACAATGCTAAAAAAGCGAAAAAAGAGAGAAGCTTATGCTTGCTTCCAGGCATTCTTCCCCCAGATCAAATGATTTTTGAATTCTTATATAACTTACCTCCAGACGATATATATTGGAACAATAAAAATAGATTTACAAAAGCAGTATTTATGAAAATAACAAAAGACATAATTACAACATTAAAAATAAGTAACTATCCTATTGATTTACTAAATTCTATAGAGAATTATAAAAAATCAAACAAAAACCATGGCGGAGTGGTTAGAAAACTATTTAAAGATTTTGTCCATACGCCTGAGTTCCTAGCACAAGTAAAAGGGCGAGTTAAAGATAATCCTTATCGATATTGGGTCGAGAAACACCCCGTAGAATCCGATAATTTCAAGCATGAATTAATCAAAAACCTTAAAATTATTATGACAAATGGACATGGCGTTGACTCTGCTACCATCACTTCGTATCTGTCTGGCAACTAATTGATTGAAAAGGGCTTTATATGATGGCCATAAAGCCCTTTTTTTGATATACTTTAGACTTGACATTTAGAGGTATCATATGCGTTTTAACACCCCACTTCGTTATCCTGGCGGCAAAGGCAAGCTTTCTAATTTCATGCTTCGGATTATTGAAGATAATAAGCTTTCGCCTATACATTATGCAGAGCCATATGCTGGGGGTGCTGGTTTAGCGCTGAAGCTGTTACACTTAAATGTAGCTGAAAAAATCATTCTTAATGATATTAATATCTCAGTTTATGCTTTTTGGCACAGTGTATTAAATAATGCAGATCATTTATGTGCTTTAATTGAGGATACTGAAGTCACAATGGATGAGTGGTTCAAACAGAAAGAAATAATTAATCATCCAAGAGACCATGATATGCTAACAATTGGTTTTTCTACCTTTTTTCTTAATAGAACAAATCGTTCTGGAATATTAAAAGGCGGTGTAATTGGTGGTAAAAATCAAGAAGGGCAATGGAAACTTGATGCTCGTTATAACAAGAGCGATTTAATTTCTCGGATTCAGAAAATATCAAAAAACCGTGAAAGAATAGATTTGTATAACATGGATGCAATTGATTTCATAAAAAAAATAGTTGTTCAATTGCCTAAAAAATCATTAACATATTTAGATCCGCCATATTATATAAAAGGTAAGGGATTATATATCAATCATTATGAACATAGTGACCATGTTAATGTTGCAAAAGTAGTGCAGCATGATATTAAAACACCGTGGATTGTTTCTTACGATAACACTCCTGAGATCCAAGGTATGTATAAGGCATCATCATTAGTGTATGGAATAAACTACAGTGCTCAAGATCGATATAAGGGCTCAGAAGTGATGTTCTTCAGTAAACGATTGAAAGTCTTTAAAACCGATGATCCAACTAAGGTAAAAGCACCTACCAATAAAAATGCTATGAGCTAGACGACTACCCACGGACAGAAAAAGCGCCGTAAAAGAGCCGCAGCAAAGTCACTTTTTAATAAATCATTTTTAATCAAAAAGATAATAAGTTTCGGACGCTGGTTCAACTCCCGCCAGCTCCACCAAAATTCTCCATCGGTGATTACCAGAGTCATCCGATGAAGTCCTGAGAGCCCGCATGGCGCAAGCCCTGCGGGCTTTTTTGTGCCCTCAGTTTGTCCCGAACTAATTAAATCCGAACCTTTTAGGCACCTCATAAAGCTTTATTGTTTTTGAGGTGCCTAAAACTATGGAAACCCGGGAATGGCAAGACAAACCAAACCTCTATCCGTTAAAGAAATCGAATCTGCTAAACCCAAGGAAGCGGACTACGTTCTCTATGATGGCGATGGTCTTGAGCTACTTATCAAATCCAGCGGGAGTAAAATTAGGCAGTTTCGCTACATTCGCCCTGTCACCAAGAAACGTGCGAAGAAGAGCATAGGCCCCTACCCGTCAGTTACGCTTGCCGATGCCAGAAACTATCGAGCAGAGTCTCGCTCTCTCCTTACGAAACAAATCGATCCACAGGAACATCAGCAAGAGCAACTTCGCAGTTCGCTTGAAGCTAAAATCAATACTTTCCAACTCGTGGCTGAACGATGGTGGAATGTGAAGAAAGCCAGCCTATGCTCAAACTTGGACTGA